AGGGTGGCGATAATGTTGCCGACGCCGGTCGGCGATCCTTTGGCGGGCGGGACCATCCCGGCGTGCTTCAGGTCGTCCTGGTGCATGGTCGGGTTATCGCGGACGTATCCGATGATGAATCGGCGTGCGTAGGCTTGATAGGGATCGCCGTTGTTCGCGGCGGCCGTTTCCATCCCGGACTTCGCGGCTTCGCGGGCGGCGGCCAGGGTCCAAAAATTAGGTTCGGGTGACTCAAGTGTGGATGTCGTCATGGTTTTAACTGGCAAACAGGGTGAAAAACTCCTCAATCGACTTCACGCGCGGCGTGCGATCAAGGCAAACGCCCATCTCAAGGTTGCGGATTTTGCGCTCAAGATCGGACTCGCGAATCAGATGATCGAATCGCGCGACCTCGGCGGCAGCCTCAACCTCGACAAGCTTGGCCTTGGCGGCATTGGCAGCCCGTTCAAGCTGACGGCATAGGGCCACCGGGCGGAATCCGTGAGGGCATAGCCGGTGGTCCCAGTTGTCCGTGATCGGGGTGTCAGTCCCTGGGGTGTCGTGGATTTTCAGGATCATAGCGCCTTCGTTTCTGCTTGAGATTGAAAATACAGCCTTCCTGCCGTGACCGCCTCCGTGATGGAGCCAAACCCGTTGGCTTTCGCAAGTTTGGTGTAGTGGTCCTTGAACTCTTGCAACCGGCGGACCTCGGCGGCAAGGATGCGCAGGGCGGCTTCCGGTGGTTCTTCGTCCACCCGAGGATCGCACAACAGTTTCATAACGCGACCGCACCGAGTCAGCTCGGCATTGCGGGCCGGATCAGTGAGATTGACCGCGATGGCGAGACGACTTGCGGATTCAAACGCCAGCGCCGCCTCCACCGGCCCCGCCCCTCCGTATTGAGAGGCGAGGGCTTCCCGCGTTTCTGCGGTCACGGCCGCGCTTTTGTCGGCGGCTGACAATTCCGTTTTGGGTGTTTCAATCCGCGCCCCAGGGAAGGGACGACAATCTGCACTTGGTGAAATAGGGTCGTTCATGAGGGGATTCCTTCTCTGTTCAATTTAAGCCAAGCCTCGGCCCGGCGTTTGGCCTCGTCGCGTCCGTAAATGTGGACCGCAAAGCTCTTGGTTCGCGTGACATCGGCGACGGGGAGGATCGCACGCCAAAACTGCTTGCCGTTGATCGTTGAGAGGCGGACCCGGGCCGTGCCGCCGGTTGGCTTCGATCCCCTCGCGGGCTTCTTGTTCTCGTCGCGCCACCGCCGCGCGGCTTTCAACGCCCCGGACTTTCCGCCGTGCTTGCGGTCAGAGAAGAGCTTCGTTTGCAGGTCGCCTTGGGTTTGGAATCGGACGCGCCACCCGTGCGTGCGGGTGGAACTGTCATCGATCCGGGTGATGTGGCGGTAAGCCGCGCGAGGATCTTTCATTGCTAAGGTCGATGCTAAGCTTGCGGTAAGGGGTGCCCGCCCCCTAGTTCAAAGGGGCGGGCTAGGCTCAGGCGGTTTCCATCATTTTCGCCATAGCGCGTTCCTCGTCCTCGGCGGACAGAGTCCAGGGCTCTCCGTCCATGGTTTCGGCGTCCGTGATGTCGACCGAGTCGCCTTGTCCGGGGTATCCCTGATAGTCCCGGGGCGTGTCGAGGATCCCCGTGACGAGGACTTCGACGTTTTGGCCTTCGTGCTCGACAAAGATGGTTGTCTGGATGTCGGTTCTCATGCGGCGGAAAGTTCGGTTGCGGTGTTGGGTTGAGAATCTTTCCACGCCGCGATCTCGTCGTCCATGGCTTTCTGAAGGTCGGCGGAAAACATCCGCAGCGCGGTGTGGAGGTCGTCCGTGAACTCCGTGCGCTCGACAAGGATGCGCAACGGGGCAAGGTCAGGGTTCCACGATTGAAACCACCACCGAGTTGCGCCCGTGACGGCCATGGATCCGTGAACCTGAAAGAAATACTCCTCAGGGAGCACTCCGGCGCGACGGTAGGCGATATGGGTTGCAGGCAACGGAACCTTGGACTCGACCCCTGCGCCGCTTTCAAGGAGTCCATCCGGGCTGCACCCGAAGAGACCCTTTGTGGATTTACAGAAGCCCACCGGAATTACCGTCTCGCCATGCCACGCTTCGAATGAGGCAATGGCTTGCGGCTCCAGGGCGGTTCCACGGGCCATAGCGGGCGTCTCGTAGTTGGGCGGCGTCCAGAGTCCACCAGCACCCGCGATGATGCGGCAAATGGCGCTTTCGCGGGCTTTGACGCTGGTTTTGTCCGTCTTCAGGAGCCATGGCCCGAAATCTGAGGCAGTCAGGAGCCCGGCCCGCAGCGCATGCCACTCCGGGGATCGTTGCTCGCAATAGCGGATCTCGCAGTCTGAAAATTGATCGTTCATCCTTCGAGTGGATCGGTGTTGATGTTTGCGACGGCCACGGCCCACTTGTCGGGGGCCAGGAGCGCAGCAAGGTGAGCCTCTGGAAGATCCTGCCACTTCGTGAACCGAATCTTCAGGGAGTCCTTGTATCGGGGCGCCAACTCAAGATTGAGCTGCGCGTCCGTGATGTCGTCCGCCTGCATCGCATCCATCACCCGGCGGTGAAGTTCCTCGCGCGGGGACGGGGCGGGCTCGGTCTTGGCCCGATCCCATGGGTTGCTTTGCGGGAGCGCGGGAGCTTCTGGCTGGCGTTTCTTGCGTGGACCTGGATCTCCGGCGTCCTCCAACTCCGATTCATCCAGAAACCCGAGCCCGCAAATGGACAGGGTCGCCCGGCGCTTTGATTTGGTGTCGCACTTCATCATAGCGATAGCCAACGCCTCGCCCTTGAGGTTGGCGGTCGGGACGGCAGCAAAAGCTTGATCTGTCCGGCCGTCCGGCATTGCAACGTGCGTGATGACGGTGAGGAGGTCGCCCATTTGCTGGCGCTCCACTTTGGTGACGCTCACACCGTGGAGCTTTCGAAGCTGATCGGTGGCGTCGCGGCGAGCGTAGAGCGTCACCTTTCCGTTGAGGATGATGTAATCGAATGGGCGAGTCAGCGGGTTGAGCCCGGTGGACCGGCACACGGCACGAACGTATTCGACACGCTGGGACGGGTTGAGGGCGCTGAGATCGCCAACGACAAGCGCCTGCTCGACCGGATCGCTGACTTTAATTTCGGCGAGTTCCGTGCTCATGATGCCAGCGCCTCCTTTGCGATATTGGCCATCGCCAACGCCTCACACTCATCAAGAGATCGCTGCCATTTGGCAAAGGTCTCCTCGGCGCCTTCCGCCTTGCCTTTGGCGTGGAACCACGGCCCCAGTTTTGCGCACAGCGCGGCGAGTTGCTCGGGAAACGACCCGCTCTCGGTCATGAACGCCACGGCTTCGCGCCCCGGGGCGGTAGCGCGGAGGGTTCCGTCATCGTCCTCCGTGACGGTCCAGACCTCGGACCCGACAGTGAATTGGTTTTTGGCGAGGCTCATGCTGCCATCCTTTCTTCCATCTCAGCCATGACAGCCTCAACCACGAGCGGGTCGTTTTCGGAGAGCGTTTCCGCGAGAGCCTCGCAAAACGTGAAGTAGGAGTCCGGCGGGACAAAGTCCCCGGTGATGACGACAGAGCCGTCTACGAGTTCAATGATTTCGAGTTCGGCGGTCTTCATATCAGCGCAACTCGTTGAGGTTCGCGGACGTGGCGTGGATGGCCGTTTCGATCGCGGCGGCCCAACAGGCCCTTCCGATTTCCTGAACGAGAGACGCAACCGTCTCCTGTGCGGCCTCCGCAGTTGCGGCGGGTTGATAGGACCATGCACCGGGGCGGCCTTCCATCGTAATTGTAATCCCGCCGCTCTCAGTCGATTTGACCAAGAAGTTTCTTTGAGCCCCTTTCGGCCCCACAACTACCTTTGTTCCATCTGGCATGACCCCTATTTACTGCACTCCAGTAATTGAGCAAGTGCAATTCTTTCGCTTGCTCAGTAATTTTTCGATGGCATATTGCGCCATGCCCCTAATGGAGCAAGAACTGCCGAAAGAATGCCGCATGCCCCTTGAGTGGGTGGAAATTGTCCACCTACGCCGCGCCGTGCGCTATCGTTGCCCGCTTGCAGTAAAAGCCCTGATGGCGGTGCGCGTGAAAGGCGCGAAAAAGCTGGGCGCGGATGGCGTTGCGGAGGCGCTGGCCGTGTCGCCGAAGACAATCTACGATTGGTCGTGGGGCAAGAACATCCGGCTCGCCGACTTTCTGGCGCTGTGCCGTCTCTGGAACGAGCATCACGAGGGTTGATCGCATGGCCGAGGCTCCCGTCGCCATCCATCAAGTCGCGGCTCCGGGTGGCGGGCTGATTGTCGTCCTTCCGGGACCAGCGGCGCGTGCGGCGGGGATTTTCCCTGACTCGACCGGGCTCTACCTTGTGACGGATCAGGGCGGGGTGAATCTCGAAGAATGCAGCGATCCCGATGCCGCGCGAGACTTTGCCAACGCCATCGCGGAAGGTTCCCGAATGTGGGGGCGGCGGCGCGTGGCCGACAAAGGCTTCATTCGCGACCCGGCGCGACGCCATGAGGACGTGTTGGCCGCAATTGATCGGCGCATCTCACCCGACAATTTGGCCGACGTGATCCACGGACTGATGCACGCCAAGAAGATGGTGACCGTCGCCGGGGCCGCCATGGAGGTCGAGGACAACGCCGCTCGCAAAGCCGGGGCCGAAATGTATCTCGCGAATTTTGTCGGCACACCGACGCCGCGCACCCCAATTGAGGGCGAGACGAAGCAGACGCTTGGCCTCAACGAACTACTGGATCAACCCGCCGTTCGCGACCTTCTCCTAATGCGCCTGTTAGAATACCCTGGCGCCCTTGATTCTGTGATGGCGAAACTTTCAGCCATGGGCATCGCGGGAACTTCTGGAAATTCCAGCAACGTCTGATTCTTTCAGCGTTGACAAAGCCGCCGACTGGAATCAGGTTGAGCCTCGCCGCGTAGGTTCCCTGTCAGGAATCCGGCAGTCGAAAACCAAAACAAAAAGGCCCCCGTGCGCGTCCGTGACGGGACATTTGCGCAAGCGGGGGCCTCCGAAGTATGCAAGCAACTAAACGACATCCCGGCGATGTCAATGGCGGATTCACCGTCGAAGACCCGCTTTTGTTTTTACTCCCCGAGTCACCGTCTCCTCGGCTGGCTTGGTATCGGACCCACCGAATCCGCGTCGGTGAGGGCAAATGCGGAGGCATCGAAGCTCTCGGCAGCTTTGCCAGAAAGACGGAGCCGGGGTTTGTCGCGATGAGTGCCCACGGTCGGGACGAAGACGAGGCGGTCACAAAGCTGGCGAAAAAGGCCGGGGTGCGGCTTTGGTTTGAGGAAGAGTTCGCATCGCGGGGAGGACTGGAAGCATGAACCAGGTCACGGCAATGATCGGCATCACCGCCCTGGTGATTGCGTGGAGAATCGTAATGTGGATCCGGCACGAGCAGCGCCGCGCGATCCCATTTACCGCCGCAGACGAACGTAGAATGAGGATGCTTGAGGATCTTGGCGCCAACTGCAAGGCCATCTACCGCCCATGTGATGGGTGCCAGAACGGGTGCGGATGTTACGGAGACGAATCATGAGTGAGCTTTGCCCAAAACATTTTGACGACCCGGACTTGACTGATGGGTCGTGCCTTGGCTGCGAACTCGACCGCATTGAACGCGAGCGCGACAAACTCCGGGAGATCAACGCAAACGGAGCCTTGGCGTGGGATCTCCTGCAATCGCAACTGGAGACGGCGAAGGCTGAACTCGCGGAGGCCCGGGAGCTGGCCGACCACAACGCGAAGGTCGCGGCCTCGGCGGTCATCGCGATGAACGGTTATCGTAACGCTCTTGCCCAAAACCAGGCCAAAAAGGAGGGCGACCTATGAACTCCCCTCACTGTTCCTCCTGTGGCGTCGCGATCAGAAGCCACGTTGGATTGATCGACGCATGCCGGGAACTCACTGCGGCGCGGCTGGAGATCCAAGACCTCCGAGCCGAACTCAACGCCTTGCGCCGAGAGGCGGAGGAACTCCGAGCGTTGGTCGCTCAACTGACATCGGCGATTGAGGCGGCCCCTGGAGTCGTTGACCTGCAAGACGTGCTCGACTCCGCCAACCAATCCGACGCAGAGGCCACGGAGCGGCTCCAGTCCATGATGGACGCGTGGGCGGACAAACATTTGTGAACCATTGACGTGAATGAGCTGGCACTATTTGCAGGCGGGGCAGGTGGCATCCTGGGAGGGCGACTCCTTGGATGGCGCACCCGAGCCGCTGTTGAGCTTGATGCCTACGCCCGGCGCGTCCTGTTGGCCCGACAAGCCGACGGATGCCTTGAGCCCTTCCCGATCTGGGACGACGTGCAAACCTTCGACGGGCGGCCATGGCGTGGCGCCATCGACATCGTCACCGGGGGCTTTCCCTGCCAGGACATCAGCGCCGCCGGAAAAGGCGCCGGAATCACCGGAAAGCGTTCCGGCCTGTGGAGCCACATGGCCCGGATCATTGGCGAGGTTCGACCCCGATTCGTCCTCGTGGAAAACTCACCAGTTCTCACTTCTCGGGGGCTTGGAGTTGTTCTCGGGGACTTGGCCGCGCTGGGGTATGATGCGAGGTGGGGAGTGTTGGGCGCGGTCGATGCCGGAGCTCCGCACAAGCGGGAGCGGATCTGGATACTGGCCCACGATCCGGAGCACGGACGGGGACAAGGGCGGGCGCGGCGATCTGATTCAGGCGATCAGGGGGAACGAGAACTCGCATTTTCGGCTGTGGCCGACTCCGCAAAGCCGGGATCATTTTCCGGCCCACTCTCCGGACTACATTGCCAAGAAGCGGAAGGAGGGCCACGGGATGAGCAATCTCAACGATGCGGTGGCGCATCCGGCGATGTTCTGGCCCACTCCGCGCGCATCCGCGAACGAGAACAGGCAGACCAAGCTGACTCCCTCGCAGATAGCGGGGACGCATGGGCTGAGCCTATGCGCGGCGGTGAATCTTTTCCCGACTCCGACGGCGCGAGACTGGCGCAGCGGCAAAGCGAGCGAAGCGACACACGCGAAGAACTCACGGCCTCTATCAGAACAAATTGGTGGAAGCTTGAACCCTCAATTTGTGGAGTGGCTGATGAATTGGCCGATCAACTGGACATCCATGGAACCGCTGCCACCGGCTACCTGGGCCGCGTGGCTCAAGGCGTCCCTGATCGCGTTAGCCGCCTCCGATGCCTCGGAAACGGACAAGTCCCGGCGCAACTAGTGCTCGCATGGCTGACGCTGGCAAACATTTGTGACGCAACGCCGCGAAGTTTATCAAAGTTCTCCACTCTATGAAACCACTTGACCTCTGCTTCGTGTCGTGTGAGGATGACGGGCACGAAAAAGCCCGCCCAGGTCTAGGAAACCGTAAGGCGGGCTTGTTCGAAGTTCCTATGAAAGCTTTAGCACACCCATCGGGTGCGGTCAACCGCACGTTTGCGCCTTTTCACCTCCAATGCGGAAGGGAGGGCGCATGAGTCAACCGAGTCACACTCCGGGGCCTTGGCGCACAGGTCTACCACGTTGGATCGATGACGCGAAGGGGCGGCCTCTCGCGTGCGCGTTTAGCCGAAAGCAATGGAGCACGATGGATGAAACGGAGGCCAACGGCCGCCTCATCGCCGCCGCGCCGCAACTTCTGGCCGCGCTGAAGCTTCTTGTCAGCAATGCTGCGACATCACCGTCAACGTCGGAAGGGGTTAGGCGGCTACGCACGGCTGTAGACGTCGCCCGCGCCGCCATCGCCGCCGCCCAACCCGAGGCCCCGCACCGTGAGGCCGCAGAGCCCGTCCTGTCTGATACCGGGAGGGAGCCATGACCTACGCGGAAAAGCTGAAAAGCCCGAAGTGGCAAAAGCGCAGGCTGGAGATTCTTGATAGGGACTGCTTCAAATGTCGGCAATGTGGAGACGCTGAGTCATCGCTTCAAGTCCATCATATCCAATACAAGTTCGGCCTTGATCCGTGGGAGTATCCACCGGACGACCTCCAGACCCTCTGCGAAAAGTGCCATGGCGAGGTTACGGCGAGCACCAAGGAAGCGAAGGCGCTGTTTACTAAATGGTTGCGCACGTCTCCGGCATACGTGGTCGGGCATCTGAAGTGGCTAGAGTTTACGTTGTCGTTAAATGCGAGCGGTGTCACGCTTCACGACCCTGAAGAGGCTCGCGGGTTTGTCATGTGCGCCGCCGATTGGACTGGGGGTGGTTTAAACGCTTTCTCTATCGCAGGGGGCGGGGTTTCCTACCTAGTCCAAAACGGTCCTATCAAGGTCACATGGGATTCGCTGGCGGCGTTTCTCGATAAATGCCGAGAAACCAACGAAGCCGATTTTGAGGAATACGCCGCCGAAATGGATCGGCGCTACGCCGCTGTAACCAAGGGGGATGCAGTATGAAGCGATTCACCTCAACCGACAAGTGGGACGACGTGTGGCATTACGGGCTTTCCCCGACCCACAAATGCGCCTGGGCTTTCCTCAACGACCGATGCGATCACGCGGGCGTCATTGAGGTTCCAAACGTGTTGATGGCGGGATACGTGGGCGACACATCATTCACTTTGGAGGCTTTTGCCGAAATCGCAGGGCCGACCCGCCTTGTTAGGCTTGATTCTGGGAAATGGTGGCTTCCGAAATACATCCTGTTTCAGGACGTGAATGGAATCTCTGTGACCCGCAACCAGCACCAGCCCGCAATCCGGTCGATTCTGAAGCATCATCTCCCCGTGCCGATTGGTAACGACGCCGATGGCATCTATTCGACACATAATGAATGGGTGAAGGATGGCTTTCCGAATGGTGTCAAATACCCAACAAACACCCCTGCGATACCTATCGGATACCTATCCGATAGGTCACAAGGTAAGGGTACAGGAAAGGGTAAGGGAAAAAAGAGGGGTCCGGGGAGAAAAAAGACTGAGGGTGCAAATGACTCCACGGCCAAGTGGTTCGAGATGTTTTGGTCGATCGTCCCGAACAAGGTTGGGCGGGGCGATGCCGAGAAGGCTTTCGCCGCCGCCGCCGCGACATACGACCCCGAGATGATCGTTCGCCGAACGGCGGTTTACCTCGCCGCCGAGCAGGCCCGCTACAAGGCTACGCCCGAGGGATTCCGGGGACTTCACCCGGCGACATGGCTCAACGGCAAGCGGTTTTTAGACGAGCCAGGCGCGGTCCCAGTCCCGATGCAATCGACGTTGAATGCGGCGTGGAAAGCCTGCGGGCGCAACGGCTCCGGCCCGCCAGAGTGGAGCGTCCTGGCGCAAAACAAGGCCTTGGTGCAGGAAATGAGAGACGCCCACCCGCCGTTTGACTTGCTCGTCGAAGGCATCATGGAGTGCGTGCAAATCGTGAAAGGCATCCCCTCATGAGCGACAACACCCCTGACAATCCATCCTACAGCCCTGAAGCTGAGAAAGGCCTTTGCTCATGCGTCATGCAGGGCGCTCATGCGGATTCGATCACCGAGGATATGTTTCTCAATCGCGGCATGTGGGCTTTGCTGTGCGTCGCCAGGGATTTGCCGGACCCTACGGACCTCGCCGCCCTCGTGACCCGACTCCGTGAGTCCGGGCAACTTGAGATCGTCGGAGGCCCCGCCAACGTGGTCACGGTGCGCAACTTCGCCCCATCCGGCGCCCAGCTTCCGTTTTACCTGAAGGCAGCCAAAGCGGCCCGGTTGCGGCGGCGCATGAGGGATTTTGCCGGGACGGTGTTGACCCGGGCGATTGACCCGGCCCACCAAGCCGACGATTTGGCGTCAACCGTTGAGTCGGAAGCCCTCATGCTTCGCGATGACGTTTCGGCCGGGGCCGATGAAATCCCGTCGATGCGCGATTCGATGATGGAGGTGATGCAGAACATCGAGGAACGAGTCATGGCGCGGAAAACCGGAAAGCTGCCGGGAATCGCATCAGGATTGCCCGACCTTGACGCCGTCACCAAGGGCTTTCGTGGCGGTCGTGTCTACGTGTTCGGCGCGCGTCCCGGGATGGGCAAGACATCCCTGATTCGACAAATCCTGCTTCACGCCGCGCGGGAGGTGCCGGTCTACTTGCTCAACCTTGAAATGAGCGTCGCCGAAACCTACGAGGCGATGATCTCGACCGAGGGAAGCGTGGACTACGGCGCCATGCAGGAGGGCGAGTTGAGCGAGTTGGAGCTTGCCCGCATCCAGCGCACCACCTGCAACATGCTGGACCTCCCAATCCACGTCGATGACCGTTCGCTCACCGCATCGGCGATTGAGTCAACGGTTCGTCGCATGGTCCGCTCGCGTAAAGTGGGCATGTTCGCCATCGACTACCTGCAACTGGTCCGTGCGTCATCGCCGGAAGAGGAAAGAAGCCCGCTTCTCAAGATCACGAATGCCAGCAACACGATGGTTCGGATCGCCAAGGCCTTCAAGATTCCCGTGATTGCAATCGTGCAGCTCAACCGTGAGGCGGAGGACGTGAAAGCCGCCGAGCTTTCACGAGCCTACATCCGAGACTGCGGCCAGATCGAGCAGGACGCCTCGTTTATCGGCCTGCTCGGAAGGCATGGAGACGACGACGGCCCCGTCAGTGTCGATGCCCTGACGGGCCTTCCGATCGGAGGATCGCAACCGGAAAACGCCCCGATGCCCATGGCGATCAAGGTTGCGAAGAACCGCCAGGGCCGCCCGGATGGACTGGTCCCTCTGGTGTTCCGTGGGCAGTATCTGAAATTCGAATCGAAAGCAAAGCACTATGACCACTGACCACGCATTCACCGCCCGCATTTCCACGGACGACTACATGGAACTCAACACCGGCACCGGCCACGTCTACGAGTTCGCCATGCGCCACCTGAAAGAATCATCCAACCGCACGGCATGGTTGAACCACCTCCGAGAGAAGAACTGGTTCACGGAAGCGCACGAAGACGAAATGACCCGACTGATCAACCGCAGATTCAACAAGCAGGAAGCATGAACACGATGACACCGATGGAACTCGACGCCTACGCGCAAGGCCAAACCGCCGCCCGCTGCGGCTGGGGAGAAGACGCGAACGAGTTCACCGACGAGATCCGACGCGACGCATGGGACGCCGGTTTCCACGAGTGGCTCGTAGTGCCGCAACGGGTTGCTGACGCGCGCGCGTTGTGCGACACTGCGGAGCTATTCGCGGGGTGCGACCCGTATCGGCCTGAGATTGCATTGCCGTCATGAGCGCGATTCAACCAACACTTTTCGACAACGATCGAACGTCCTTGAGTTATTCTATCGAGGTCACCGCCGCTTCGCTGAACTCCTTCGGGGCCGACTACGACCACTGGGCTATCGCGTTTTCTGGCGGCAAGGATTCCGCGACTGTCGTTTCCGTCGTGTGCTGGCTGATTGAGACACGACAAGTCAAAGCCCCAAAGAGTCTGACGGTGCTCATGAGCGACACACGCATGGAAATGCCGCCGCTGTTTTCTACGGCGATGACCGTCATGCAGGAAACGCGGGACCGAGGACACGAGGCTAGGCTGGTCTGGCCGGAAATGGATGATCGGTTTTTTGTCTACATGCTGGGCCGTGGGGTGCCGCCTCCTTCGAACACGTTCCGTTGGTGTACCGCTCAGCTCAAAATTGAGCCTATGGTGGCTGCGCTCAAGGATCTGCGAGAAGCTCACGGAAAGAAGCTACTCATGCTGACCGGCGTGAGGGTCGGCGAAAGTGCTGCACGGGACGCCCGAATCGCAGTTTCGTGCGGAAAAAACAACACAGAGTGCGGCCAGGGATGGTTCCAAGAATCTACACCGGAAGCTGTGGCCGACACTCTGGCCCCGATTCTCCACTGGCGCTTATGTCAAGTATGGGACTGGCTCACAGGCATGACCCCGGCGGGCATGGATCATGGATTCTCGACCAAACTGATTGCCGCCGTTTACGGGCAGGACGAGAATCTGGAAACTCACGCGAGAACGGGCTGCGTGGGATGCAATTTGGCTAGTCGCGATTTCGCGCTGGAGCAGATCATCCGGCGCCCGCAATGGGCGGGCTACGCGCCGCTGATGGAGCTGCGCCCCCTTTACGCTGAACTCAAACTCCCGCGCAATCGAATTCGCAAGGACGGCACCGAGACGCGCAAGGATGGCTCTTTGGTAGCAAATCCGTGCCGTATGGGGCCGCTGACCATGGACGCCCGCCGCTACGGTTTGGCAAAAGTGAGGGACATCCAAGCCCGCGCTGGAGTGGATCTGATCAACGCAGATGAAGAAGCGCGGATCATCGAACTAATTGAGGCAAACACATGGCCGCGCGGCTGGGACGGCACGGAACAACTGGCCTCGGATCCGTTCGACAATGTTAATCCAGATGGGTCGATCCAGCCCATCATGATGGCCCTTTACGAAAGCGCCCTGCCATCATGAATGCCTCGACCTACTGGGAGGCTACGCAAGCCGCAAACCCCGCTTTCGCCGACGAGGCCAAGATGGTGAAGATCTCCGTCGCGAAGATCCGCGAGTTGATGGAAGCGGCGCACGCTGAGGGATGCAGAGAAGCCGCCGACCTCCAAAGAATGTGCTCCGACTACCGGCGAGGGACCGCATGGGAAGCGCTCGGCAAGATCCTGAAAATCAAACCGGAATGACTGACAAACAGAACTCCGCCCCCGACCCGTTCGAGGACGACCTAGAGGACTACGACGACGAATGAAGACCCGCCCCCGAAGCCGCCGACTCATGGCAGTCAAAGCCAAGGTCCACAACGCCATCCGCGAAGCCCTGAAGTCCGGCCCGCTCGCCATAGGACCCATCGCGGACAAGGTCGGAATCGTCGCATACGAAAAAGCCAACGGCGAGACCGGCCTGAGAATGATGGTCCGGTTGGAGTTGGACTGGCTCAAAAAGCAAGGGGTTGTTGCGAAGGACGAGATGCTTTGGAGGCTTGCCCAATGACGAAGCGGGAAGCCGAACGCCGCGCCAAGGCGGCCGTCATCCGCAAGGCCCCGCAGAAGTTCGCCCACTGCAACGGATGTTTCTCCCTTGTGAGCCGCCGATATTTGGACAAAGCGACGTTTCGGATCTGTCCCAACTGCCATCATTACCGATTCGACGAAGGGCCGAGCGCCAAGCAGATCGTGCTTGATGCGGTGGATGCAGCCCTTTGTTCAGACAACGTCCCGGTCTGGGATTGACCGGTAACGCGAAACGATTATCTTTCCTGACACAACCATGCAACCCTACGCCGAACGCGCCGCCGAATCCAAAGCGGTTCAAAAGCTAGACCGGGGAACGCCCTACGTGATTAAGGGCGTGAGTCGCGGGCAGTTGAGCCCGTGCCGTTACTACGGCGGATGCGTGTTCAACGGGGCGCGCTACAGCTACGTGCCGCCCACCGATGAGCTGGTCCGGGCCGATGTCGTGAAGGCTTTGGCCAAAGAGGAAAAGGCGGTAGTCAAGGCCGCAAATTCGGGGAGCTGCTCCCCGAAAATCGAGGAGCAACTTGAATTGATTTCATGACCATGCAAGCCATCCTAGACTTCGCCCGGGACCACATCGAAACCATCATTTGCGCCGTCGCCGGAGTTTGCTTCTGGCTGGCGTGGACGATCAACCAAGGAGCGTTGCGGATCTCCGGCGACATCGACGCAAAGCTTAGGGAGTTCCGCGCCGAGGTTGATCGCGAGATGTCGTATTCTGCGGAGGTTGCCCGACTCCTTGAGACCGGCATCGAACTTATGACCCCCGCCCAGGTCGAACAATGGGCGGGCGTGCGCGAGTTCCTTGATGCCTACGGCGCAGGATCGGCGAAGGGCGAGGACGATGACGCGGAAACCGACGAACCGGCGCGAGAGGGGCATCCTAGCGCGAAAGAACGCATTCTGTTTCAACCGCATTCAGGACGAATCGTTTCCCGAGGCAAAGCGGAAGCCGCCGCGATCCGCGCCGAATGCAACGATCTGACGGGCGAAGAGCGCACCGCCCTGCAATCCGAGAGTGAGGAGCTTTTCCGCCAAGGATTGGGAGACCCGGGCCAAGGGTATCTTTTGGAAGCCTTGATCATGGGCGATGCGAAGATTCCGCGCGTTGCGTTTGAATCAACACCGCACGGCAGCGACGGGGAATTTTACAAGACGTGGATGGGCGCCAAGGATGCGGACGGAGATATCCGACAACCCTTTACCCTAAGGAATGCGGACGCAGACCTCACGCACCCGGGGTATCCGCCCGAATACAGCCTGACCTCCGCAGAGATTGCCGACCGGTTGCGCGTCGGGATCATGGACTTTGAGGAGCCGGGCGACGCGGACGCCGGGTTTCCTGATTGGACGCCCAAAGCGCAAAGGCCGTTTTGATTTAGCACAACCCGCAACCGCCGCAAACCGCAACGGTTGAACTTTCTTGCATCCCGCGCGGGTGAGAGGACGATGGGGCGTGGCGTTAGAACCTTCCGCAATCACCCCAGCGCAATGGACCTCGTTCATTGACCAGTTCGCGGAATCGACCAAGGCCGGGATGATCGCGGCGGCGACGAACCACGGCATCCAGATCCAGTTTTTCGTCGATGAGACCGGACGCAGTTACGTCGATTGCGAGTTCGACTTCTTGGTTCAGCTCAACGCCTTCGACCTGGTCTCCACCGAGCTGACGCCGCTCTCGGAGTCCAGTGAGACCCGCACCGAAAACGAGCTGATCACGACGACGGTGACCACAACATTGGAGGAGAGGACCGTGCAGAACTCCGAGGTGACGGGCGCGGACGTTGTGACCGAGCAAACCACGATCCGAGGAGCGCAAACCGTATCTGGCACTCAAACCGAGACCGGAAGTCAGACCGCCAATCACCCAAACAGTCAATCTACCGTCACCAGCACAGGTTCGGACTCGACGACTGAAACCATGACCTACACGGAGATCGCGTAATATGGCAGCACCCGAAGGATTCGAATTGACCAAGCGCGAGACCCAAGCCGGATCGGGCAAGGGTCAGGTGCAAACCGACACCGGAGGCGTCAGCAGCGGCAGCAGTTCCAGCACTCGGACCAACACGGAAAATCGTGGGCAGGCCACGGACATCGCGACGACCCGCAGAAAGCCGGGCGGGATCGAGAAGCAAACCACGATTGCCGATCCGACGACCCGGACGCAGACGCAGACGGTCCCGCAACAGCAAATCACGACCGCAACGACCAGGCAGCCCGTCACGACGACCAGCACGGTCAAAGGTCATGCCGTCGTGAGGGTGAAGTGTCGGCTCCAGATCATCAACCCCGGCCCCTACTCCGCAGGTTCCGGCCTATCCTGTTGATTATTG